TTGCGTAAGGCCGGGTTTGATCAATTGGCGCAGTTGGAGGCGGTGTAGGTGGACGAGCTGGAGCGATTAACACTGACATTTCGCCTGGCGCAGCTCGTCCTTTCCGGGGCGCTGTATGTGGCGGTGTGGCGTTTGTGGCAAAAGAAGGTGATGAATTGGCGCGACATTTTGGCGCTCTTTGTGCTCACCACTCACATAGTCGCTTATCAGGTTTATGCCATGCTCTCGCTTGATTTTTCCATCATTCCGATTTACCCATTTATGGGGACGTGGATGGCGTTTTTGCGTTTGCACACTACGCTCACGCTATTTGGATATGCCGCGCTGAAGCTGAAAAGGGGCGGGGTGAAGTGGACGCGGTGACAATTCTTGCCGCCGCCGCGTTTGTGGCCGCCGTTTTGGCCTTGTTTTTGCCCGCCTTCCGGCAAGGCGGCGGTCAGCTGATTGAGCTTGTCCAAAAAGAAAACCGGGCGCTCGCCGTTGAAAAAGAGGAACTGTTGAAAAACCACAAAAGCGATGACGAGAAGATACGGTCTCTTGAAGGGAAAGTGGAGGTGCTAGAGAAGCGTCTCTCCGAAAAAGACGAGGAGATCAAGACCCTGAAAGACGATATTGCCACTCTTGTGCGGTTGATAAAAAGAATTGCTCCGCCGCTGGACAGCCAACAGGCCGAGCCGTCACACGATGAAATTGTGCGGTTCAAAAACTGGCTGGCTGCCAGTTTTTCGGAGAGTGAGCTGCGCGAGTTGGCGTTTGCCATTGGCAAGACATCTGATGACGCAAAGAGCGCGGTGTATTTGGTCGAGCTGGCAAAACGAAATGGCCTTGTGCCATCGCTGATGGCGGAGGCGCGAGCGATGCGACCCGAAAAAGAGGGCTGGTAAATGGCCGATGTTCCCTACATATCTCAACTCGGTAATGGGCCGCGCAACGACTGCGGCCCGGCCTGCGCGTTGATGCTGGCCCGCTCAATCGGCAAGGGGCTGGGTGAGAGCGTGGAGCGGTGGAGCAAAGAATTGCCGCGCGGCATTGACGCCGATGACGACGGCACGACGGCGACAGAACTGGCGCGGATGTTGGAAAAGCTAGATTGCGCGCCGGTGGTTGCGCTAGACGCGCCATATCCGCACATCGCCCTCGTGGATTATGCCGCGTTGCCGGTGGCCCAGCGCTATGACCAGTCGGGGCGCACGTTTGGGCATTGGATCGTGCGTCTGAGTGATACGACCTACCACGACCCGTATCACACGCACGGCGGGCAAGTGGCCGACAAGGCCGCGCTGGACAAGGCCGTCTTGGACGGCGCGGCAAAGTATTGGGGTGGATTTGTGGCAAAAATTGGCCTCAATCCCGCCATCGCGCCCGTAACCGCGACTGCGCTGGTTGTATCCGGCACGGGCGGCGCGGGAGTAAATGTTCGAGCCGCCGGGGCGTTGACCGGGCAGAAAATTGGCGTTTTGGCCGAGGGGCGCGAGGTAAAGCCGGTGGCCGAGGCTAGCGGTTGGACGCAGATTGCGCTTGTAAAAGAACCGCCGAGCTGGGTCAATGGCTGGGTGAAGTCCGATTATCTGACCGCGCTCCCGCCCCCGGCTCCCGCTCCCGTCCAGCGGCAATGTCTGGTCGGCGTGAACGTTATTTCGGACACCGGCGCACTGGCCGAAGCCGAGCGAGCCGGGTGCAAATTTGCGCTTGTTTTGGGCGGGAACAAAGAGGCCGCCGATTTTGCCCGTAGCCACCCGGACGGCTACTGCATGGTTCGAGCGGACGTGAAAAATGGGCGCTGGGCAGCGGATGACTTCATCCGCGCCCTGGGCGTATCCGCGGACATGCCGCCCAATCTTGTTTTGACGCTGTTCAATGAGGCCGATTCATGGGGTTCGTCGCCGTCAGAGCTTGAGGAGCGCACGAGGGTGGAAACCGAGTTCGTGCGCAAGGCGCGGGCCATCGGGTGCCGGGCCATCATCGCACTGGGGACGTTTAGCGTCGGCAATCCGCAATTTGCATCATCAGCGCCAGAATATGCCGACACCGTGCGGCTCATCAAACAGTATTACGCGCCGCTCTGGGATGCGGGAGAAATCGGGCTGGACTATCACGCTTACGCGCCGAACAAGCAGCACATTTACAGCGATGAGGGCTTGCCCTGGTTTGAGACGCGCTGGCAGTTCTTTTTTACCGACTGCGGGCTTGACCCGACAAAGGGGCAGGGTGTGTTTATTGGCGAGTGCGGCGTGGACGAGGACGGCATTGGCGGTTTTAAGGCGCACGGCGCCAGCACCGAGGACGTGGCCGCGCATATTCGCCGCGTGGTCGAGATTCAGTCGCGCCCGTTGGTTGTGGCTGGCCGCGAGTATCCATCACCTGTTAAGGGGGCGGCTGTATTTTGCTACGGTAATAATGGCGACCCGCGCTGGAAGAATGGCTACGACATTCGCCCGCTTGGCACTACGCCGTTTGTAAAGGCGGGCGTGTGGGTTGGGGCGCGGGGAATGCGCAAGGCAATGAAACCGAAGGGATAGAGATGCATAAACACGGGAAGAAGGACACCACACAAGACGGCATCGTGGCCGCGTTGCGCGAGATTGGGGCGCATGTGCAATCTCTCGCCAGCGTGGGCAACGGCGTTCCCGATTTGTTGGTGAGCTACCGCGGCGCATGGTTCGTGTTTGAGGTGAAGTCGCCGGGCGGGAAGCTCACGGAGTGCGAGAAAAAGTGGCACGATGCCGCGCGCGCGTCGGTATTCATCGTGTATTCGGCGGATGACGCGCTGAAGATTGTGATGAGGGAGACGAGGGCTTGATGTTGCGGGGGACTAATCGGCTAGAAGCGCGGCTTACAGGACGACATGATGGGAAAGAGAATTAACACCATTGCGGACCTTACGCCAGACCCCGCCAATCTAAACAAGGGGACAGAGCGGGGGCGGTTTTTGCTTGAAACGTCTGTGAGCAAACTTGGTCTGGGGCGCTCTGTTTTAGCCGACAAAAATGGCACGCTTATTGCTGGCAATAAAACAACCGAGGTGGCAGGCGAGTTGGGCATGGGCAAGGTGCGGGTGATTGAAACGGACGGCACAGAGTTAATCGTGGTACAACGCACGGATTTAGACATGAGCGACCCAAACGACCCGCGAGCGCGGCAACTGGCGTTTGCAGACAACCAGGTCGGGGCGCAGAACTTGTTGTGGGATGCGGCGGCATTGATGGCGGCGGCGCAGGCAGACGATTTGAGCGACTTTGTGAGGCCGGATGAATTGCGGGCAATTATTGATGCCGCGCAAGACGAGGAAGGCGGCGGGAGTGGTGGTGATGGCGTGGACGCAGAACCACAAATTGACAAGGCCGCTGAGCTGCAAAAGAAGTGGGGGACGGAGCGCGGGCAGGTGTGGCGACTGGGCAATCATCGCTTGATGTGTGGTGATAGCACGAAAGCCGAGGATGCGGCGCGGCTGATGGGAGGAGAAACGGCGGAGCTTTTGCACGCAGACCCGCCGTATGGCATGGGGAAAGAGAAGGACGGCGTAGAAAATGACAATTTGTATGCTTCCAAATTAGACGCTTTTCAAATGCAATGGTGGCGCGTGTTTCGTCGCCACCTCACTGATAACGCTAGCGCTTATATCTGGGGCAATGCTGAAGACTTGTGGCGCTTGTGGTATGTCGGCGGGTTGAAAGATTCCGAGCGGTTGACGTTTCGCAACGAAATTGCATGGGCGAAAGCGGGTGGACAGGGCATTGGTAGCGAATCGCACAGGCAGTATGCAACAGCTTCGGAGCGGTGCTTGTTTTTTATGCTAGGCGAACAAGGCTTTAACAATAACGCCGACAATTATTGGAAAGGGTGGAATTCAATTGTTGAGTATTTGGAGACTAATAGAAAGATAGCCGGATGGAGTATAAAGGATACGAAGCGAATTGCTGGACATTCAGAAAAAAGCGGGTGCCATTGGTTCGACAAAAGTCAGTGGAGTATGCCAACTGAGGAGGTTTACAAATCTTGGCAGCGAGAGGCGAATAACAACGCATTCAAGCGCGATTACGACGAACTCAAGCGCGATTTTTACGCAACTCGCGCATATTTTAACAACACGCATGACAACATGACGGATGTTTGGTCTTTTGGGCGCGTTACTGGCGATGAGCGGCACGGACACGCCACGCCAAAGCCGGTCAAGATGATAGCTAGGGCGATTATGTCGTCATCGCCCGATAATGGGACGGTTGTCGAGCCATTCTCCGGCAGCGGCACCACTCTCGTCGCCTGTGAGCAACTAGGCCGCAGATGCCGGGCGATGGAGATTAGCCCCAGCTATGTCGCTGTGGCTATTCAGAGATGGGTAGACGCGACCAATAAAACGCCGGAGTTGATAACGTGAACACATGGGTGCGGTGCAAGGGCGAGAGTAAAGAAGCCTATGCCGCATTTGAGATTTACTACACGCTGGAGCCGGATGAGCGCAGCTTGGAGGCTGTGTCGCGGAAGTGTGGCAAGAGTGTATCTCTTTTGGCCCGATGGAGTGCGCTAAAAAAATGGGTTAGTCGCGCGGATGATTACGATGCGCACATGGCGAGCATTCGCCAAAAAGAGCGCGAGAAACAGGCTGCGCGCTGGGAGGCGCGGCGCGAGGCGATGCGCCAAGAACAGATTGAGCGCGAAATAAAGCACGCCGAAAAGCTGGAGGGCAAGGCTGTTGCTATTTTGGATACATTGCCAATTGTGCGCAAATACTCAAAGGGCGACGATGGAAAGGTGACAATTGTCGCTCCCGCCTCCAGCGCGGAATATCAGGCGGCCACGCGGATGTTGCAAACGGCGAGGGATTTTATGCGCGGCCTGCTTGATATGCCGACAAAAACAGAGCGCACCGAACTCACCGGGAAGAACGGCGGGGCGGTGAAGGTGGCGCCGACCGACTTAACTGGAGAAAAAAGCTATGACGTATTTAACGCCGAACCAGACGCGCTTAAAAAATGGCTCGGCGGATTTGCCAGCGCCATCGCAACCTCAGTTAACGCCCCATCAACAGGCGGCGCTGGGCATCCAGATGGCGCGAGCAAGATTGAGACAACTAAAAGCCATGAGGACTCTGACGTGTGAGGCCGTGACGCTATTTGCGGCGTTGCACATCGTTGACGACGACGGGATACCCATTTCTCCCGCGCCTCACCACATGTTGTGGGTAAGGCTGC